TCAACCGTTTTTGTAAAAAAAATATAAGTTTTTTCTTACAATATTATATATCAGTTTTAGCAGATTTCGTCTAGTTTTTTGGTATAATCGACGAATTCTACTAAATCTTCATCTATATCTGTTTCTACTTTTTCGTTTATTTTACCAATTAACTTTTTAACCATGTTAATTGTAAACTCGTCAAGTTTTCTATCTTTTAAGATTTTACTTGTTGTGTTGTTTAAAAATTCTTTTAAGATTTTGTCATCAATGCATTCACTAATTGTATTTAATTTGTGTGCTATTTCTGACTTCTTATTAGGAAAATCAACAACTTCTTCGTTAATTGCTGGTACACTAAATCTACTATTTTCTATAGAGTTTTCGATGTAGTCTGCAACTGAACGTTGAATATTTAATAATCTATTAATTTTTGGAAAAGCAGATTGTACAGTATTATCTACATGTTTTTCTGTAAATAAATCTGCAAGATCATTTTCATTTTCACTTAATGTCAATGTGTTCATTGCATCTATTGTGTCTACTGCTTTTGCATATGATTTAGCACCACTTAATCTTTTTAAATTAAGTCGCATGTTAGAAATGGACTCTTTAGCAATATCTACATATTGTGCATTGTCTTCATTTACTAATCCTTTTCTGTCTACATATCTTACAAATTGACTAAGGTCTTGTAAATTTTCTACCATTTCATTTATAGAGTGGCCTACATTATCAAACGGATTACCTCCATTGTGAACATGTCTTGCCATTGCTCTTGCACCTGCTAAACTTTTATGAGGTAGTGCAAATCTTTCTTCTCCACGTTGTATAAAGATTTTGGAAATTGCTCTACTACGTGAGCCTCTAACTTCTTCATTTACAGGCTTAGTGTGACGTACTACTATTTTTACCGCATCTAAAGGTTGGTAACTAGTCTTTGTACTACCATACATTCTACCTAAACTTGCTTCTGTTACTTCTGATTTCACTTTATACTCATTGTGTTTGGGTGTAATATTTTTGCCATATATTTTATACTTAAAACTGTATAAACCGTCTTGTGCTATTTCTTTTATACCCTTATGTAACTTATTTATAATCTCTTCAGGAACAATTTTAGATCTACTAAATTTAACTTCTTTTTCCTCTTCATTTACAGTTACCATAATATTTGGATTGCTACTAAAAAATCTTTCAGCAATTTCAGGTTCAATGGTATCGTTGCCACTATCATCTTTTAGTGTAAGTTTTATACCACTACCTTTTAAAAAGTCAAATAATTTAAGATTTAAATCTGCTTTATTGTTCATACTTATATTTATCAAAAAATTCTTATAAGACCCCTATTGGAAGTGGTCCATTAAAATCGTCATCGTCATTAACACTTGTTTCTATTTCGTCATATATAGCATCTTCATATTGTGCAATATATGTAATCATTCTAACTGCAACCAATGTAGCCATAATTAAATCGTCTGTGCCTCCAGGCTTGGCGGCAAATGTTGTACCACGAGCAACAAATTCTTTTAATTCTCTTATTATATTTTTGCTTGTAAGTGTAAGTTTATTACTTTCTATCAGACGTTTCATTGCTAAAGCACCTTCCATCTTATTTTTGTGATGGGTGTGATATCCTTTCCGACCTTTTTTGCCTTGTACTTTATTAGGTTCATGTAAAAATGTACCTGGAAAACTTTCTTCACCAGTATCTCTAATTACAACTAAAGCCGCCTCTCCTATAGCATTATTTTCAACAGTCCAATATATTTCAGTTGCTCCTTGCTCATTTATTTCTTTTGCAATATCTCTTAGTAATTTAATTTGCCCTTCGATGGGTGTTTTATTATGTTGCCATTCGCATACTTGATTCATTGTAGGTAGGTCATAACATACTATGGCCGCATTATCTCCACCTGTTCCTGTACTAGGGTCTAATGATATAACATATATTTTATTTGGATCAATGTTTTGGTACCAACGTATTTGACCACTACGTCTGATTGGTTCTTTATGTTTCATATCTACAAGGTACAAACCATCAATAAGTGTTTCGTCGTATATAATGAATTCACATTCATGCTCACGTCTAAATCTTTCTTCGCCTATTCTACTGCGTTCTGCTTTGGCCCAAAGTTCATCTCTGTCTGGGTGTTCTTGCCAATGTACTCTAAATGCTTTAAATCCATTTGTGCCTATATCACTTTCGTTTCCATGTTCATCGACTTCTCTACTTGCTTGTTGCCATATGTTAGCAAATGTATCGTCGTCACTGTTAGGTGTACTTGTTACAATACACTTACCGCCTGTACTTAGTGTAGGAGACAGTGAAGTCCAAAACTCGGCGGCTATACGTGGTGGCACAAAAGCAAACTCGTCCAAGTACACTAATGAAAGCGACATACCTCTACCAGTGTTTTCTGTTGTTGTAGCACTAAGTATTCTACTGCCGTTGTCAAAACTTAAACTACCTTTGTTGTATTCTGTAACACCTGCTCTAATGTAATCTGGTACACTTTCGTATGCGTATCTAATACGTTGCATGATTTCTTGGGCACCAGTGTGTTTGTGTGCCGCTACCAGTATTGTGCTGTCTGGTATAAACATTGCGTACCACAAAAGATATGCGGCCGCACACGTTGTTTTACCTGTTTGCCTAGGCAACATGTTTATACTGTACCTATATTTAGAATAAATTTGTATTAGTCTTTCTTGAAATTCAAAGGGTTCAAAGTCAATGCCGCCTTTTGTAGGGTGTTGTATTTTGACAAAGTTTGCCATAAAATAGGAAGGACCAGTAATCAGATCCATGCATTGTTGCAGTTTTAAAACTTGATCTTCAGAATAGTTTTGTTTTGCAAATGCTCTTTTTGTTAAACTGTAATCCTGTGTTCCTTTAGGCATACAGTTATTTATGTGGGAATTTGTTTAGAAAAAGTGTTTAAAGGCTTCTGTAACGGTTCATTAATGCATTTAGTATTTCTTTCTTATCGCCTGATACAGGATTATATCCCATTCCTTTTGGCTTAAGACTTATTACCATAGGCTTCTTTTCGCCTTCTTCATCGCCATGTGCATCGCAGTCTTCACATTCGCACTCATCACCTGGCTTGCCACAACCATCACACATATCTGCATATTCACCTTTTTTTGGTTCTTCATCGTGATCATGTTCGTGATCGTGATCATGTGCTTCTGGTTCTTCAGGCCCTTTACTGCCTTCTAGTCCGTGTGCGTCTATTCCTGCTAGTTTAAGTATTTTATGTAGTTCGTCCATGCTGTCAGCATTAGCATTAACTGTAACAGTAGCATCGCCTTGCTTTTTAGTTCTGTTATATGTAACAGTTTCTTTGTCGTCCTGATCGTCTGCACCTTGCATACCATAAGGAGAGGACATGTAAAATGACTCCATTATAGACATATATTTTTTGATTTCGTCTGACATTATTGTACTACTGGTCCTTGATTTATTGGATATTCGTTGCCTTGTACACTTGGATCATGTGCTAATCCTACTGCATCTGCTAATGGTTTGAGATCATCACCCATCATCATGCTCTTACTTGGATATCTTCCATACTCATGATTAAAGTATTCTGCACCTTTTTCATCTCTAATTTTCATTAATTCAGCAATAAATTTTTCATTGTACTCTTCACCGTACATACCCATAGCATCAAAATTTAAATTTTGATTTTCTATTTCGTAATGTTCTTGCTCTTCTTTAGTAAGTTCTGCATTTTCCATATCTGCATATCTATCTTTGTCATTTTCAATTCTGTTTTTAGTAACGTCATCTTCTAACGTTCTTGGACTTTCAACAGGTTGAACTACTACATACTCAGACAGCATTTGCATATTGACTGCTACCCAAACTTCTAACAATTTTTCGTTAATTGGATATTTAAGTACAACGTCTACACTTGTTACTTCGGATGGACCTTTAAGTTTTTTATATTTAAAATCTAAAGGCTCGTCTTGAATAGGAGTTCTTTTAGCACTACTTACACTTTCAACACCATACTTGCCAAGAATATTTTCTAACTGCTTTATTCCTTCATTAGAAATATCACCAGCAAATTTTATTCTATAATTAAATGTTTTTTCAAAACTTTCATTAATGATTTGTTTAAAAGGTGTCTTCATACTATCTCCTATGCTTTTATTTATCTTTTTTGTTTAAAATTTGAAGGATGTGATTTCTGTCCATCACATTCCCTTCACTAGAAGACTCGGTTCCTTCGTTCTGATCTAGCCTCATTTTGCGTATTTGTAAGTCAATCATCTTTAATTTCTTATCAACTTTTGCGTTTTTACCGTCCATTGCTATTTGTAACATCTTACTTGCAGTTTCAAATATTCTTCCAGCATGTGCATCTTGTACATTCATGCCTAAATTCATTAATTCATCATAACTATCAAGTGCCTTAGTGGCTATGTCTTCCATTTCTTCGTCATGTGTTTCAAGATCTTTAACTTTAGGTAAAGCGGCATCAATTTTTTCTGCGTTTGTTAATGCTTCTTTAACTTCTACTTCTGTAATTACTTTTTTGGCTTCTGTTTTTTCAACAGGTAACACTTCTTCCAATGGTGGTAAATTAAATTCTTCTTCTAGTTTTCGTGTCATAACACTATTTAGTTCTTTCTCTTCTTGGTGTTCATGTATATGTGATTCTCATTCAGCACTCTAAAACGTACTCCTTTGCGTTGACACCACTCATTTGCCGCTGTCCATTTTGCCATATTGATTGCTACTTGCAACTTTTCTGCAGAACTTCTAGCACTTTCCATCATGGATTGACTGCCTGGTTTTATCTCAATAACCTCCATGTGTTTCTTTCCGTCTCTGTCGTTATATATTACAGTAAAGTCAGGCACATAAACAGTATGTTTACCAGTCACAGGATGTCTATATGGAATTTTGAGATTCTCACTTGCCCATTGTGTAATGTTTGGATGATTATCACACATGTTCATAAATGCTAATTCCCAACTACTTCTATAGAAAGGTTTTTTAGCACCAGCATACTTGTCAGGGTTTGTTGGTTCGAAGGTGCCTTTGGCAAATTTAGCCATGTTACGCCCCTATAAGTAAGCGAACGTATTTGTCTGATTTTTTAGTAGATGGGTTTTGAAACCTTACAGAATTAGGTAAGGTGTTGTTAATGTGATCAAGTAAACTATTTGTAATTACAATGTCACCGTCTTCCTTAGAATACAATGTAAAGACATTTACTTCTTGGCTATCAGCAATGTCTTTCAGTGTAATGGTGTAAAATTTTGCTAATTTGTTTGTGAATCCTGCAGATTTAAAGTCGGCAAAAACTTCATCTACTCTACTTCCATTAATGCTTTGGTCTTCTGTATTCGCTGTTGTGTTTAGTATTTTTAATTGAAGTGTTTCAGGATTTATGTTGAGCTCTTCGCCTGTTTTAGATATAACTTTGTAGTGATTGCCGGATTCATTTACATCAAAATCCACACCAAAGTTGTTGTATATGTTGCTCATTAAATTTTGAACCTATTTAAGTTCTTGTTGTTTTTCTTAAGTAATCCGTCTGTAAGTTGATTTGCTTTCTTTCTAACAGCATTTCTTACTAAGTTACCAAAGAATCCAACTTGATCTGATTCTGGAAATTCTACTTTAGCCAAATCTGCTCCAAAGTCAGTTCTTGGTCTAGTGTTTATAGCAGTTACGTCTTGTCTTCTATTACCTGATCTTTGACTTAATCCAAACAGACCTTTTACTATTCCTCTTAATGCATCTGCTGATGGATTAAAAGGTGTTGCCTTTGTCATATCACGTATAGCATCTTTTAAAAACACACCTTCTTCGTCAAAATCAAAGTTCATTACTGGACAGTACATTAATTTTTCGTATGACATTGCAAAAGTAATTTCTTGAGATGTACCAGCACCTGCATAATCTAATGCTGTAAATGTTGCATCTGTTATAATAGGATTAACTGCGGTTGTTCTTGTAACTGTTTCTCCATGTAGTTGGTAAACATGTATATTATCTATAAACTGAGATCTAGTTGCTGGTACTAAATCTTGTCCGTCAAACTGACTTCTAAATTGTTTTTCTGGTAGTATTTTTTTATCGTTGTGTACGTCTTTGTAAAACTTATCAATTTGTACATCACCTTGTTGCACATGCCTACCGTCTGTAAAATGATAGTTATAGTAAATTTGCCAAAACTTCATCCAAGTACTATTGACGTCATCGTGAACAACTACATTGAAATCTTTGAATTCTTTTGTGAGGATAACTGGAACGTTTTTGTTGTACTTAGGTCTTTTATCAACAGTGAATGCCATACCTGGCATGTCTACTGTCTTTACCATTTGTGCATAGGCATAGGGATCCATATCATGGATTATTGTCCCCAATATGTTTGGATTCAAGTCAAAATGTACTATGAATTGAAACGGTAAACGAGGGGGAGTGCCGGTACTAAAACTCGCTATTTTACTACTTGCGTGTCTTGGTCCGGCTACATAAATCCCGTTTTTAATTTGTCCGCCGATCAACTCTTTCCAGAATTTAGCCATCGGTTCTCCCTATAGAAATAGGCCTAAATTATACTCCAGTGCCTGGTGTTGCTGGTAGTGGTGATACTAATGGGAATGGATCACCTGCGGCAACTTTACCACCGAGTGTATTAGGTCCTGCCACATGTACCGCGTTGTCGTATCTGACGTTCAAATCTAATTGAACTATTTCGCTGGCATCGTAGGCATGATCACTATAGTTTACCTGTTGTAGCATACATCCTTCTAGTTCCCACTGTTCAGTTGGCTCAGCATTTGTACCATCTAAGACTTGAATAAGCATATCAAACTTGTAATCACCGCCACTAACAGCAGTTGTTTGTTCGAAATGGTTAAATTGTCTTTGTATTTGCTGACCGACAAGAGCGGAAACTTGGTTAGTAATATCGTCCCTTAAACTGAGATTAATCGCTTCCCATTGATGTTTACCTGATATATATGCTCTTGAGTTATAACTGTGAACTTCAACTTCATCAACATTAAATGTTGGTCTAGTGACACTCACGATGTTGCTTGTAAACTCATCGGTTCTTCCACCTGCACCAAATCCAGTTACGATTACACGGAATCTGTATTTCAGTTTAGGTTGTAAAATACCTAATCGAGCACCTTCAATAGGTACACCAAATTTATCTTTTGTTACTGCCATCTTTCGATCTCCTAAAACATGTTATACATGCAATTACATTTATTTATCATCTTTGGGCCAAAAATAAAGGGCGGGTAAAACCGCCCTTTAAAATAGTTAGAATAATCTTATTCTGAGCCTGTTTGACCAAGTGTTGACTGAATTCTAATCGGAATGTATATAAATTCAACTGCTTTAGTTGGTTGAATTGCTATATCCAAGTATAATTCGTTTTTGTCAATTCTTGCAGGTGTGTTATTTGTTGTATCACAAACACTAATAAAGTCAAATAAACCTCTTAGTGTTACAAGTTCTGATAATAATGAATCAGCAACTCGCTTAACACCTGATCTAGTTATACCATCATTTGGTTCAAATAAGAAAGGCTTAACTGCGATATCTAATTGATATCTAATATAGTTTACAAGCCTTGCTACGTTAATTCTATCTAATGCACTTGCAGTTGGATTAAGAGTTTTTTGTCCAAATACAACTAATCCTCTTCCTGGGAAGTTTGCGATTGGATTAATTTTGTTTGAATAAAGTGTATCTCTCTGTCCATTGTTTAATGAAACTGGTACAAACTCACCTGCTGATGTGTCAACAAAGCCGACACTAGTTGCGTTTTGTACGATACCTCTTTGATATCCTGCTGGTGCAAACCACTGATATGCCACATTGTCATTAAATGCAAATGTTCTCAATGCAATATGTGAAGCCGGTACAGCCACAGTCGAGCCATCTAGGTTTGTTGTCAAACCTGCTGGATAGTGTACTGATACATAAGAGTTGCTTGATACAAGTCCGTCTTCGCCGTTTTCACTTGCGTTGTTGGCATTGGTTGCCCAATTTTTCATGCTTGATGCATCTGATTTCAATCTCATTGGACTATCTCCAACAATAAATGCGACTTCTTTCTTATCTGTGTTAAGAGTAATCATTTCATCTATTAGTTCTGGATATCCAGGAGATGCAATCAAGTTATAGAAATTAACTTCACTTCTGATTTCGCTGTTGTTTGCTATTGCGGCCTGTAAAGCCTTAACAATAACTTTTCTTTGTGCCTTTCTGCCCATATATGGTGAACCGTCTGCTTTATTACCAGATTCGCTTACCCATACATTAGTTAGAGGACTTGATCCACCGTATTCATATGATGTAAAGTATTTCTTAACGTTTTTACCACTGGCTCTAAAGTTCCATGCTAAAATACCAAACGGTACTGTTGCTGGATCTTTAGCATCTGCGTCTACCACTGATGCGCCATATGATGCTAAATCTAAGAATAGGACGCCGTCTGCTGATACTTGATCAGTGTTGTCAACTAATATCCACTTGTTAGATTTGTATTTGTAAATTAATGGATAGTTTTCTAAATCGTCTGAGTCGACCCATACGTCGCCATCGTTTAGAGAACCGCCATCACTTTGTGTTGTTGGCTCACTAGCCGCTACGTTTACGTCAAAGTCTGCTGTATATAATGTCCATGTTGCTGTTCCGCCTACATTTTTATTATACCAAAGACTAACGTTTGAACTACTATCATACCAAAGTTTTCCTGTTGCTAGGTCACCTGTTGGTGCTGATGTTCCAAATTCGTAGTTTTTGCTAGAAATTTGTGCTGAAGTTCCTGATACGTCTGCTACTTCAAAGTTACTGTAATTACCTACTGCAATGTTTAAATTTGTTGCAACATTAAATGCTACACCACTTACGACGCCGTTAAATACGTCAATGTCTTTACCGTCACTTGCTGTTAATGTAATTTTACCTGCAACGTTTGATGCTACAACGTTTGTTGCACTACCTGATACTAATGCATCGTTTATGTCTTGTACGATGTCGTCAACACTTACATTACCGTCACCACTTGTATCAGTATTAAATTTAACATCAATGTTTGAAGAACTGTTGTTAATTTTTAATCTAATACCAAAGTCTGAACCGCCTGTTTGACGTGTTATTGCTGTATCTGATATTGCCGCTGAACTCTGCACTTGTAGACTTGATTGACCGTTGTGTCTTCTTAAAACAAATCTACCATGTTGGTCTGCATCAACTTTGTTACCTGAGTCGTACTCTACAAAGAAAGTACCTGCACTTGGTGAAGCACCTATACTTGTACTTGCGTATGCCTCTGCGGCGTTTTTAAATCCTTCTGCAGATGTGCTTACGAAAGATGCTGTTCCTGAATTATAAACTTTAAGTCCATATTTCAAACCACTTGCTTGAGATGTTGTTTGTACAATTAAATCTCCATTTGCAAGAGCGCCTCCATCTTTTTGTGCTGTTGGTCTATTCAAATGAGTACAGAACTGCATATCTACGCCTGTAGTTCCTTCAAATGATGATGCGTCTGTGAATTCTGTCCATACTGAAGATGCTTTTTTGTAATAAACTATTTCTTTTGTTGCCTTTCCATTTTGGTCAATACCTAAGGCACCAACATCTCCATTTTTACCTACTGATGGTTTTGGTAAACCACCTGAGGTGATTTCATCTTTTGAAAATACTTTGACGTCTGTGACTTCCTCATATTTTGCTGATGATGTATTGTATTCGAAGATTCCCCACTTAGTAGCACTTGAGTCTACCCAAATTGTAGCATCTGCCGGATCGGCCGATGGTGCATTTGTTGATCCTGCTAGTTCATCTAGATTTACGTTTGCTCTTAGAACGTATGCTCTTGAAGCCAAACCTAGGAAACTGTGAGCGGCTAATAAACCGTACTCATTAAGTTCATGACCATGTTGTGGAGTTCCTCCTGTGCTGTAGAATTTTGGATTTCCGTATTGCTGTAATAATTCTCTTTGACTTGTGATTAAGTAAAGTTCATTGTCTGCCGCTGTTTTAGAATAAGGTGCAATACCTGATCCGTCTGGGTTAGATTTGTTCTTTGCTGTAGCAATCACTATCAAAGGTACTGTTCCAGGCCCGCCGGGACTGTAAAAACTTTCGTCCGATACGGAAATGTCTACACCAGGTGATACTAATGTTGCCATATTTTTCTCCTATAATACCTTAATTGGTTACTTGTATTTATTAAAATTTGCTATAATCAGGGTATTATAAAAATGACAAATCACCAAAAAAGGTGAAAAGAGATAAATAAGTTCTTAAATTATTCCTATGTAATTTTCTGTAAATATTTCAGGTTTTTGGGGAAGTTTATCTAAAACATCATCAATCTGCTCAAACAAGTATTCTTTAGTGCCTGTATTTTTAATTGTAAAATCAATCTCACAGCCTATCCAATCCCATTCACTTGCATGTATATTACTGAAGTCACGTTTCATAATATGTTTTGCAACTGCATCGCCTTGGTTAGCCTTGAGAGCAATGTCATACCATTCTGGCTTTTCGTCTCTTTCAACTAAAATTACTGTACCTTTGATGGCTCTAATTAAATTTACTTCATTTTGAAATCTACAATCACTTATGACAACACATTTATTATGATGATGTAATTTTTTTACACGGTATTCTAAACTGCTTATCCAAATGTTTTGATTGAAGTGATTACGCATTACATCTGTACCGATAAGTTGTAATGCAAGTCTTGGTGTAAAGTTTGGTATGCCTAATTTTTTAGTCCAAAAAACATCAACTGTTTCTCTAAACTCTCGGCTTTCGTCTGATTCGCCCTCTAGTAATTCTCTTTCCCATCCAAATACATGGGCACATAAGTCTTTAAGGGGTCCTGCGAATGAAGTTGGAATGCAACCTTTAGTTGCTAAGTATGTTGCTACGGTGTTTTTACCTGATCCTATGTTTCCTAATAATCCTATTGTGTTCATCTATCCTATAACGAAGCCGTAATTTTTATTTCCTTCTTCCATATTAGTTATCGCCATTAACAATCTTTCCTTCTCAGCAATGGCCTCTTGCTTTAAAGCATCGCCATTAAGAGTTACTGAACCTTGTGGACCAGGTAAGCCTGATTGGTATTTACTTCTTGCTTCTCCTAACATCATTTTTGCTTCTGCTAGGGACCAATCAGCGACCCAAGGTCTTGAATATTCATTTTCTAAAAGATTGTGTTCTGGTACTAAATTAGAAATTTGTATCATTATGTCTTCTGTTACTCGGATACTTCTAAGTATCTTCAACACTTTTGTATTGGTGTTAAATGTAAAGTCATAGTCACCACCAAATATCCTATTAAGTGTTTCTTTGTATTGAGTAAATGCATCGTAATTGGCTAATCCGCCAACAACACCTGCGTTTATTAGGTATGTATTTTGAAATGCAACATCGAATGGATCAAAGTTTGTGCCTGTTCCAATGTTTCCGCCACCAACACCACGTCTATACACACGTCTTATGTTTAAAACTTCTTGCGGTAGTGTATATTCTTGTACGTCTGGTTGAGTTTGCAAAAATGCGTAACTTTCTTCCACAGCAGTATCACTTCGACTTCTCAAAGTTCTTATTGCTCTGTCTATAGCCAGATTGTAGTGTTCAGGGTCTAACTCAACATCAATCATTCCGTCACCTAAACGTAATTTGATTTCTGTGATAAGTTGATCTCTGGGGGTTTCTAATGCACTCATGTAAACTATTTATCAAAAAGTTCGTAGTATAATGCTGTGCTCGTTGAATCTACCGTTTAACTTTGTAGGTGTTGTTGTTAATGATTCGAAAGATTTTCTGCACTTTACCTTACCACCATCAAATGTTTTAAGCATCTCTGATGGCTTACGAAGTGTTTTTTGCATACTTGTATCTTCATTAAAGTCTTGTAATGTAGTTCCTTTTACCATAATGCCTGTTCCAGGCCTTGATAGTCCTTTAGGATCAACATTTTTTGCGTAATACACACCAATCTTTCTTGTTTTTGTATTGTAAACCCAAACTTCATTAGCATATACTATGTCTGTGGGGTGTAAACTTGCTAATCCTAGATCTGGATAGTTTGTTGCATACTTTAATTTTTTAACAATACTTTCTTTAGACCTTGCTCTAGGCTTACGCGACTTTCTTGTACTTGCTTTTGTTTTGATAATGGTATCACATGCTGTATTAATCTTCTCAAATAGTTGTACAAAGTTCTTACGCATCTTAACATCAAAGTGACCGTATGCTTCTTTTATATCATCGTCCTTCCATTCTTTAACTTCTAATGCTTCTGTGTGTTGACCTTCAAACTCTTCTTTGATTAATTTTGCATGAGGACCTTTTATTTCAGGTTGATATGTAATCATCATCTTATATGGATCAAAATCTTTGATAGTTTTATTACCATCTACAAGTTCATCAATGTAAAATTCAAACTCAGCACAAAGATCTGTAATTTGATCTTTCATTCTGTCTTGAATACTAATTACAGGTTTTGCTTTTTTCTCTTCTATCTTGACTTTTTTCTCTTTTAGGTATTTCTTACCTTTAGGAATCCACTCTTCTACCTTACGTTTTTCAAAATGTTGACGTAAAGAGTCAGGCATATAACCTAATTTGTGATATGAATAAAAACTTGTAATGCAAGAACTAAATGTCCAATCAGGATTTGCTAAAATTATTTTAACATCTTCTTTAGACCAACCAGAATGTGTTTTAATCCATTCTTTTACTACAGGCAATCCTTTAGTTTTGTTTATTTCTGTTCGTACGAAATACTCGCAACTGCGAAATGCTTTTTCTCTTTCTTCGGGATCTGTAAGTAATTTCAAAGTTTTCCAATCAGGTTCCTTTGTAACGTACATAGATCGTATTTGCTTCTTTCTAGGCATACCAATAATTACTCATTTTAAAAACTATATATAATTTTTCTGGCAAAAACGGTGTCAAATAGATATTTTTATATAGAACCTGGGTCGTCCCTAGTCAATTCTACTGATCTAATGTTTGGATCTCTCTTACGTGGCTTGCCCATTGCCCATAGACGTTCCCACATTAATCCAGCACCCATAACAAGACCGTCTTTAAAACCAATGTTGTAAGAAGTATAACCTACACCAATTACACAAAAACCAAATATAATGTATTCTATTGTTTCCATGTTTATATATTAACAAAATTTTATTCAGTTGTCAATCTGATAAATAGTGTTATGCCTAAATTAAGTTTATGGAACCCAATAAAGCGAAACGACTACAAATTTGTTGACGGAATAGTTGCAGAAAATATATATGTCGGCGGAACCGGTGTGAATGTACACAAATACTTAGGTGTACATGATCAAGGAGATACAAAAGACGCCACTCAACCGCAACAAGAGAATCAGTATGATTCAGATGGCAACCAAAAAGTAGGGGAAACATTTATTCAAGATGTACTATTTTTAGAAAATAGAGACAGAAAGTATGATGATTGCATTTATGAACTAAGGGGAACATATACTGTAGCAGATAATGATTTTGATTTAACACAATTTGGTATGTTTTTATCAAATGATACATTGTTTATGAATTTTCATATTGACACAATGGTAGATACAATAGGCAGAAAGTTAATGGCAGGTGATGTTATAGAGTTACCGCACTTACGTGATGACTTATTATTAGATGAACGTAAAGACGCCATTAATAGATTTTATGTAGTCACAGATGCAAGTAGGCCTTCAGAAGGATTTGATCCAAATTGGTGGCCTCATATGTGGAGATGTAAGTTAGGACCAATAAGTGACAGTCAAGAATACAGAGATATTATTGGCTATGGTGACGAAGAAGATGATTTACGAAATATCATTAGCACATATAAAGATGAAATTGATATTTCTGATGCCATTGTACAACAAGCAGAAAATAATGTACCGCATGATCCATATTATGCCGCAGGTGCTCATATGTTTGTTGATGAAAATGCAAAAGGCAAACCATTTATAGGAACAATTGAAGGTGCACCAAATGGTGCTACATTACTGGGAAGTGGTATTACTTTCCCATTAGCATCATCTGATGGTGATTATTTCCTTAGGACAGACTTCAATCCTAGCAGAATATTTAAAAAGCAGGGGAATCGTTGGGTGAAAATAGCAGATGATAGTAAGCGAGTATTCTCGAGTGCCAATAGAATCCTAGATGGATTTATTAATAATACAGCACAAACAACAAACACAGATGGTATTGTAACAAATGAAAGAACAAATCTAAGTAAAGTTGTTAAACCTAAGACGGATAATTAATTATGCAGTATTGGTATGATGAACAAATTCGAAGATATATTCTACAATTCATTAGAATATTTCACGCATTCAAAGTAGAAGAAGGCAGTAGAGACGGTGCAGATAAAAAATATAATACTGTACCAATTAGATATGCAGATCCAAGTAGAATGGTATCTCATATATTAAGACAAAATTCAGAAAATGTAATTAATAGTACACCATTCATAGGTGTTAGCATCCAAAGTTTACAAATAGCAAGGGATAGAACACAAGATCCCTTTTTTACGGATACAAAAAGTATTACTGAAAGAAAATTTAATAATGATACTCAAAGTTATGAGAGTACACAAGGTAATCAATACACTATTAACAGGTATATGCCGGTTCCTTATAATCTAACAATGCAAGTAGATATATGGACTCCTAACACTGATACAAAATTACAACTTATGGAACAAATTTTAGTTCTATTTAATCCAACAATTCAATTACAACAAAATTCTAATCCGTTTGATTGGACACAAATTGTAGAAGTTGAATTAACGGATATTCAATTTACTAATAGAAGTATTCCTGCAGGTGTTGATGAGCAAATTGATGTATCTACATTAACGTTCCAACTGCCTATTTGGATTAATCCACCAGCAAAAGTCAAGAGACAAAGCATTATACACGAAATACATAGTAATATTATTTCAGACTTTGGCGGTCAAGCATTAAGTGAATTGGGTTATGACGAAGATATAGCAGACTTCTTTAGAAGTTTTGATATACAGTCTAGACTGATTGTTACACCAGGTAATTACAAAGTAAGTGTGTTAGGTAATACTGCTACACTTTTTGATTCTGCAGGTGTTAATCCTCAGTCTTGGGCAGATCTACTAGAAATGTACGATAAAGAACTTAAAGACAATACCAGTTTATTAAAATTAAAAATTACTGACGATTTGGAAGACGACACTAGCGACATTGCAGGTACTGTAGCAGTACATCCTAGTGATAATACTTCATTAATTTTTAATTTGGATACTGATACGTTGCCTGCTTCTACAATAGGCAACATTCTTAAAATTATTAATCCTCATAAAAACATACCAGGCGATGGCACATTAGATGCGGCCGCTATAGGACATAGGTATCTTATTACAGAGGATTTATCTAAAACAGGATATTCGGAATGGGGCGTTGATGCACAGGCAAATGACATTATAGAATTTGATGGCACTAACTGGAACGTTTCTTTCGATGCAAGTACCAAATCAGATACTACAGCAATCATAAAGAACTTAAATACAAGTAAAGTATTCAAATGGAACGGAACAACATGGCTGAGCATATACGAAGGGGAATACAATCCGGGGTACTGGACTCTAGTCCTGTAAAACCATTTAATGGAGTAGTAGGTGTTGGAACAATTATTCTAGCACTTGATACAGAACGAGTACTTTTACAATTCAGAAACAGCGACAAACGACATAAACACACATGGGGATTTTGGGGTGGACTTTTAGAACCTGGCGAATCGCCTTATGAAGCACTTACACGTGAACTTGATGAGGAATTAGGATTTGTACCAGACATCAATAAGTTGAATCCCATAGATGTTTACCAGAGTAAAGATAAAAATTTTATGTATTACAGTTTTGTTGCTGTCATACAAAACGAATTTATGCCTAATCTCAATGGTGAAAGTTGTGGTTATGCTTGGGTAAACATAGGTAATTGGCCTAAGCCATTACATGAAGGTGCTCGAGCAACTTTAAATTATAATAAAGGAAACCAAAAACTAGAAACAATTTTGAATTTGCATAAATGTCAGACATAATAGATTTTAAAAAAATACGACTAGAGTCGTTACTTATTAAGTTTGCTAAGTCAAACGAAATCCCCAACGAATTTATAGATGGCACATTAAACTTAGAAGATGCTTATGCTTTATATAAAAAAGAATTGTCTGAATATCACTTGAAACTTTTAAATAAAATTAGAAGAATACTTGCTAGTAGATTAAGAAAAAGTCAAGAAGGTGTGTTACAACAATTTATGGAAGAGTATCTACACTTTTACAATAATCAATGTACCAAAGAAGAAAAATGGCACTACAATATTGTAATGTCCAAATACAGAGCAAATCTAAATCCTATTAGAGCATTGTACTACGAACTTTTGAATATAATGAACAGTTATAATCCAGAAAGTACTGTACATGTGTTTGTGTTAAATTTGTTTATGGATGCAGAATGGCGTAATACAATTATTAATTGTGTTACAAAAGACGTAAAAGCAATTGACAACATTACATCTACATATCATTATCCTTTAGAAAAAATAGGCGAAAAGCCATTTGAATTTTTTTACTTGTTAGAACTTAAAAAAGATTTAGTTACTGCAAGAAGTGTGTTCCGTTCTATGGAACATTGGACACCCGACGAATAATTATTTGTACAGTTTTCTTACTTCACCATTAAACAATGGTGTATAAATTTTTACAGGCTCTTCCTTGCCTTTGACTTTGACTTCGCCCAGTTGCGAAAATGCTATGTTAGGACATTCTAAATATGTGAACTCAGAAACAAGTATTGGTACATCTTCTTGACGTGTCTGTGCTTCTAATCTAGCACCTAAGTTTACAGCATCGCCTACAACACTATAATCTAATCTAGTTTCAGCACCCATATTACCTACAATACATGTGCCTGTGTTTACACCAGTACCAAATTTTACTCTTGGCAAGCCACGTTCTTCCATTTCCTTCTCTAGTTCGTCGCCAAGCAGTTCAATTTCCATTGCTGTTTTAACTGCCATCTCAGCATGGTTCTCACAAGGTAAAGGTGCATTCCAAAATGCCATTATACAATCACCCATGAACTTGTCTATTGTACCACCGTTCTTTAAAACTATTTTTGTCATTTTATCTAAGAAACTGTTTATGAGTTCTACTAATCCTTCTGGATCATCTTCTTTCATATACTTTTCTGATATAGGTGTAAAGCCGACTATGTCAGCAAACATAAAACTCATTTGTTTTCTTTCACCGCCCAGTTTCATTAAACTAGGATCTTTAACTAACATATCAACATAGTCTGGAGATATGTAAGTACCAAACTGCCCTTTGATTTGCTGTCTTAATCTGTATTGTTTATAGAAGTTGTTGAAAGCAGATTGTGTAAACACTAAGAATCCACTTACCACAGGATATGTTGCGTCTATTAATTGTAATTTGTTTTGATATAGCCACACACTACCATATGCTTCTCCACCTAAAATCAGCAATGAAATAGGTGCTGTCCACAGTAATGGTAACTTGTACACGGCGAATGCTATTAAAACCATGCCACACAACGCACATAGAAGTTCTATAAGCGGCGATAACTGGTTCCGCTGTATGTTTGATCCATCGATAAAATTTTGTAGCATGTGTGCTTGTATATGCTGTGGATACATATTGCCTTTTGGTGTAGGCACAGGGTTGGCAATACCTTCTGCTGTTACACCTACAATGACAAATTTTCCACCCATATCAGGTAAACTGTTAATGTCAACATATTCTATTTCTTCAAATGTGTTATTATAACGTATATAAGCATCTCCTCGTGGTTGTGTAATTATAGGATCAAAAGGTGGTACAGCAAATTCATTGATTCCAATGTCTGTTGTTTTTATCATGTAACTGGGTTTGCCTGTTTGCACTCGCAACATTTCTATAGCAAAACTAGGATAAATTTTTCCTTCTACACCTATTGCTAAAGGATATGTTCTTGTTACAAAATCTGGTTGCGGAGCGGAGGCGTTGACTCCTATGCCGAATGCTTCTGCTTCTAGTTCAGGAATGTTTGTTACTAGGTTTGGCCAAGTTAGTAAAAAGTCCTGTGCTTTTGAAGGGCCTATCACTCCTGTTCCAATGTGCGGACCTGAAGTCTTTACTCCTTTGGAACTTGGGGTCTGGGATAAAACTATCCCGTTGCCCTTCAACCAACTCGCCAGTGTCTCGTCTCCCCCGAATCGATCCTTCTCTGGAAACATCACTGTAAGTCCAATTATACCTTGATTCTTCTGTCTCAAATCGTATATCATCTGAGCAAAGTTCTGTCTTGGCCACGGCCATTGCCCCCATTGTTGTAAACTCTTTTCGCCTATATTAACAATTACAACTTCGTTGCTTTGCTTTACTTCGTCTAATTGTTGATAGGCATCAAAGGTTTGATTCCTTATATTTTGCAGTGGCGTTGGATCAAATACCTTTAGTGCTGTAAGTAATAAAATAGTAACTATTACAGCATAGCCACTGTACAACCATTTCATTCTTTAGGATATCCCTCGTACCATTCCTTGATTGTGTCTAC